CACCCCAAACAGCATGAAGTGTACAGTTACAACACTTGAGCCCATCGTCGAAGGATTCATTATAGGATCAGCGACGTCGGGTATAATAGGCACGTCCATATTAGGATACTAGGAGAAAACAATGGCAGCTGGTCTAGGATATAAGGAATTTACAACGGGCGATGTCCTCACGGCGGCCGACGCTAACGGCTACCTAGCCTCTCAGGTGGTCATGGTCTTTGCCAGCGCCGCCGCCCGTACCTCAGCCATTGCATCACCTCAAGAAGGCATGATCTCTTATCTTAAAGACACTAATTCTACTGAGTATTACTCTGGTTCAGCATGGGTAGCAATCGGCGGTGGAGGCGGTAGCGGTAAAGTCCTTCAAGTGGTTCAGGGAACCCTCACAGGAAATGTATCAACTACTAGCACCTCTTTAGCTGATACTGGTTTAAGCGTTACAATTACACCATCATCTGCTACTTCTAAAGTTTTAATTATGTACCACCATGTTTTTTCAGTAGCTCGAAGCAGTGCAACAAACGCAGGCGGAACTTTTACACTTCTTCGCGGTGCGACTGATTTACAGATTCCATCTAATACTTACAATATCTACATCAACGGAGCAAGCGGAACAATTGAATTGAATACTCCTTTTTCAGTTCACTATTTAGACTCGCCAGCGACTACTTCAGCCACGACTTACAAAACTCAATATAAGGCGGAATCAGGAACAACAATGTTTGCCAGCCAAACTGGTAGAACTCAATCTATCATCGCGATGGAAATAGGTGCATAATGGCAATCGTAAACAATATGGAAACAGCGCAAGCAATTTCAGCCCTAACGAATGGGGCCGAATGGACTTGGACTGGAGATGATTACTCAGAGATTAACTGGGTAAAAATTAACACGGCAGTCCCAACAGAAACCGAGATTGCAAGCAAAATTGAATCAATCAAACTTGACAATGCTAACGAAGCAAATCAAAAGGCAATCGATAAGGCTGCACTACTTGAGCGTCTAGGCATAACAGCCGATGAAGCGGCTCTACTACTGGGATGAAACCCGTATTGTGCAAGGCTGGGCAACAGCTGAGAGAGCAATTTGATGACACCTTCGCAGATCGTGATAGGCGTTCCGATGGCTGGATCGGCGATCTCCGTCATTCAGCGCGTCCTTCTGACCACAATCCTGATCCAGCGTCAGGGGTGGTTAGAGCCATCGATGTCGATCGAGATGTTCATAAGTCAGGCAAGCCCGACCTCATGCCCGATATTGCAGATCAGCTTCGACTCGCGGCAAAGGCAGGCGAAAAGCGAATCGCCTACATTATCTTTGACGGACGAATTGCATCGTCTCGCATGGGCTGGCGCTGGCGAAAGTATTCGGGAAGCAATCCGCATCGGGCGCATTGCCACTTTTCTTTCACTAAGCAAGGTGATACGGACGGCTCTTTCTTTAATATCCCGTTACTAGGAGGCAAATAATGGAACAAGCAAAGTCACTCGCAGCATCATGGGCTCGATCATTCTTAGCAGCTGCATTAGCGCTATACATGGCAGGGGTAACTGATCCTAAGACATTAGCAATGGCCGGAGGCGCAGCACTAGCACCTGTCATTCTTCGCTGGCTTAATCCAAATGACGCATCCTTTGGCGTAAATAAAAAGTGACACAGGAAAACTTCTTCACCCTTTACTTTGCCAGCCTTGCCGTGATCGGTGGACTTGCAGGTTACGTCATCACGCATCTACTGTCTGAGATTAAGCGACTCAACTCGCGTGTCGATGAGATCTATAACATACTCTTAGAGCGATAATTTTTGCTATGGCAAGAAAAAGAGTTATCGATCTCGATACATACAACGCATTAGACGCCTATTGCATTGCTCTTAATGAGTACTTCAAGTCATTAAAAAAGGCAGGCTTTAGCGAAGATATGGCCTTTTGGCTTCTTCTTGATCGAGACTCATATCCTGACTGGATCTTGCCATCGATCCCTGACCGAGTGGATCGCATACCCTACGAGGACGACGACGAGGATTAATGAAGCGCATTGTCATAGTGAGCGACCTACAGGTTCCCTTCCACGATCGACACGCAGTTAAGAATCTAGCCAGCTTTATCAGTAAGTTCAAGCCGCATGAGGTAGTAACCATCGGCGACGAGATTGACTTTAACACGATCAGCAAATGGTCGGAAGGGACGCCCGAGGCCTATGAGCAGACTCTTGGAGATGATCGCGATGAAGCTGTTCAAGTCCTTTACGACTTACAGGTTTCCCAAACCATAAGGTCTAATCACACAGACCGCCTTTACAATCAGATCATGAGGAAGATTCCCTCATTCCTATCTTTGCCTGAATTACGCTTCGAGAAGTTTATGAGATTTGATGAGCTCGGGATCACCTTTCATAAGAAGCCCTATAACATCGCGCCTAACTGGATTGCAGTTCATGGGGATCATACCCCTATTAAATCTCAAGGGGGTCTCTCAGCCCTTGAGGCGGCCCGTAGACACGGCAAGAGCGTCATCTCGGGTCATACTCACAGGGCAGGGCGTTCGTCGTTCTCAGAGGCCTCAGGAGGCCGTATAGGCCGTATCCTGCATGGCGTAGAAGTGGGAAACCTTATGGACTTTAGCAAGGCCTCATACACAAAGGGATCGGCTAATTGGCAACAGGCCTTTGCCATCATGTATGTAGACGGAAAGAATGTGCAAGTCGATCTGATCTACATCGAAAAGGATGGGACATTTGTGGTCTCAGGTAAGCGCTATGGACGACCTAGATAACGACCTAGCGCGGTCGATCGATGACCACATTGACGTTGCAGAATCGTTACCATTTCGTTATCAAAATATCCTTGACCTAGCCTAGACATCTGTCATCCTTATCTCATCGGCGAAGGGCGTCGATAAGAAAGGGCAATCATGTTCGATTCAGCATTACAGGATCTAGTGGCAATAATCGCCATATCTGCATTATGGTTCCACTTAGGCCGAATGGTCGGCATTCGCGTTGGTTATCTCAAGGGTCGCAAAGCTGTGAGAGAGTACTACGCATCTAAGGAAAGGGTTAAAGTGTGAAAGCAAGTGATTTCCTCAACGAAGCAAAGGCAACAATTCAAGATCGTGGAATGGACTACGGACACCCGTCGGACAATATGTCCCGAACAGCATGTCTTTGGTCAGCATTCCTCCAAATGCCTATTACTGACTATCAAGTGGCATCATGCATGGCATTGGTCAAGCTCGCACGAAGCATGGAGTCTGCGAAAGTCGATACATACATCGACGCTGCAGCCTATCTTGCAATAGCAGGACAACTACACACAGAGGAGAACGAGCTTTATGTTTAACCTAGAAGATTATGAGACAGTAGAAGAAAGACTTATTAAGTTTTGGAAGGATCATCCCGATGGCCAAATTCATACAAAGTTACTTGATCAGTCCGCTGGTCGTTTTATTGTTGAGGCTTCTATATTTCGTACAGAGGCGGATAACAGGCCTTGGACTACTGGACTGGCAGAAGAGACCATCCAAGGGCGCGGAGTCAATGCGACAAGTGCGCTGGAGAATTGTGAAACTAGTGCTATCGGTCGAGCGCTTGCTAACGCCGGATATGCGACAAAGGGAAAGCGTGCGTCACGAGAAGAGATGGCGAAAGTGGGTGCGGCGCAAAAGACTGTGGCACTTATAGATGAAACAAAAGCCAAGATGGCGCAGACATCGGGCGAATACATTCCCGTAGTAAAGGAGGACGATCCATGGACTATCAAACCAGCGACTATGCCGCCCACAATGGGGGAAGCTGTATCGATGGTGAAAGAGATTATTGGAGGCCAAACCGAGAAGGATATTCCGAGATGTCCTCATGGAGACATGATTTGGAAAACTGGTCAATCGGGCGCAGGTAAAGCATGGGGGCATTTTAAGTGTTCTGCATGGGTCACAGGCGAGCTGACACGATGCCCTAAGGGTGAAGATGTCATTTGGTATGAGATCAACAAAAAGACCGGGGCATGGCAACGACAGAAGGCGAGAGTCTAATGGGACGCTTACAGTTTAAGAATCAAGATGATGAGTGGGAGTCATTCCCAACAGATGAGGAGATTCAACGATCTAAAGAAGTCCAGGCAATTTTAGAAGAATTTACATTTATGACTCGGTGTTGTTTATGTAATGACTCGATTCCTGTCTCAGAGATCAAAGTCAATCTTACTAATAAGGCGTGGTCATGCAGAAAGTGTCACGCGGTCAATGGCCACGCCTAATTAGTAAGATTGACTTTGATCTCTGA